GTGAATCTTATGCAAGGTAGGAATGCATATTCATTCATGCATATTAACACACACCGCGTTGATAGTAGTTGATAGTACACAAATGTTGATAGTACACCCCCTATCTTTATTTTTCTCCAATAGAATCATGTATATAATAATTTGGGAATCTAGCCTTTAGCTCTCTCATAATAGCATCAAGAGAACTATTTGAAAAATAGTTTCGATGATTTGTGTTCATGCTTATCACTCTTCGATCATGATCTATTCTTCCGTATACATGAGGATGTGATTTATATGCTCCATTATCCGTGGTATAATATGCGTCAGGAAATAAATCAGCGTGTGTTTGTTCCATGTTTTGTATTGGTCTTATCGCTACCAAATTTTCATTATTTTTTATTTCTTTTTTGATTGATGGACCAGCAGCCCACAGATGTGGTAATTTACCTTGATCAGATACTCCCCACACATCTCTTTTTATTTTGGCAAGTTCTGCCATTTTATTATCGTCGATTGGACCTAAATAACTCTCATCATCGTGACCAACATTAAGATATGTAGAGTTTACTTGTGGAATTCTACTTTCTCTTCTTCTTCGTTGCTCTTCGCGAAATCGTTCTACTGATTCAAGTAGTTGTTTAAATTTGATCATAATAGTATCTATAAATGAAAACCCCCCTTGCGGGGGGTTTTGTTTAGGTAGCGACATACGGTGCTAGTGCAGGAGAATCTGGTGGTTCTTCTCCGGTTTCATTGTAATATAACCCACCACCAACACCAAGTCCAAATCCAATTCCTTGATTTTCTATATTTGGCGCGATGTGTGCTGGTGCATTTGGATCACGATAGTGATCGAATGCTCTTCTGGAGACTAATCCGTTACCTCTCCAATCAAATGATCTAGAATCTCCAAGTTTTCTATAAACAAATTGACCAGTTGCTTCATCATATGCCCAGAAATGCCAGAATCCATTCGTGTCTTGATAATAAATTCCATCTTCTCGAACTTGTAACCAAGTATCTTGAGTTTGTTTCAATAAATCGGAAGTACCAACTAACGGTTTTGGAAGATCTGGTCTTGGTCTTGGTATGCTTAATTTATTAATTTTCATCCATCTATACAATAACTCTTTTGCTTGATCCTCTGTTAAATCCTCCCATACCAGTCTTCTTCCAAAAATAGATCCAATTCCACCCGGACCTCTTCCGGGTGGCCTGACTGGAGTATTACCACCACCATGTGGTGGTGCAGCTTCTAATATCGTTACTTCTTTCAATTGTTCAAATAATCTATGTTTATAGTAATTTTTGATATTTTCATTTATGTTTTGCATATAGCTACTTTCGAATAATCTGTTTGGATCTGGAGGTCTAAGTCTTGTTGGATCTAAGCTAGGAGGAGTAAATACGGGGGGCATGTTTGGATTTTCAACTTGTCCAGGCCTATTTCTCACATGTAATGGACTTCTTTCCCATTGACCACTGTTTGGATTCCATTGATACCAATCATGTGGTTGTCCTCTTTCAAATGCTGGATTTGGTCTGTATTGCCATTCATTTGGGTTATATCCTTCTTCGCTTGGGTCATTTGGATTCCACCATCCGGGAGGTGGACCTTGAATTGGCGGTCCACCTCCCGGTGGGAAATAACCGGGATGTGTGTACCAAAGAGGTGGTGGATCATTGGGATTCGCATACCATGGATCAAGAGTAATTGGTCCGGCCGGACCTTCTGGTGCGGTATCTGTGCCACCAAAAACATCGACTTCATCTGGTATTACCCAATATGGAAGTTGCCCTGGTGTTATTAAAATTGGGGGATATGGAGCTTTAGGATCTGGTGAAATATGATCAGGATGGTCCGCAGGAAGTCTATATCTTCTTAACAAATCTCTAAGTTGTCTTCTCACTTCATCCTTCTGCTTATCTAAACGAGGAGGATTCATCCATCTATCATTCCCATATATGCTAGGATCGAAAGGGGGTTTTGGAGGAGCAGTACCGGAACTTGATGGTGGTGCATATCCAGGAACATTTGGATTTTGCGTTGGTGGAATTACAGGATCTGATTGCACAGTATCTTCTGTTATAGATTTGATGAATTTATTAAAACTTTTCATACTATAATATGTATATATACAATTATCATGAAAAAATTCAAACAACTATTAGAGTTTATAGACAAAAACCGAGGAAGAAGAGATCGTGGAGATCCCGGAAGAGAAATTCGCGAATTTATGATGAAAATTCCATTCTCTGTAAAATTGTATTCTGATCGATCAAAAGAAACCCCACATGATCTACATTTTAAGGATATGTATGATGCTTCAAAATTAGTATCTTTTAACTTAGCAAAACACGAAGATGCTTTTAAAGATAGCTATAACACAAAAAACAACAAAATGGTTGATTATTTCATGAACTCTACACAAACACATGAGAGTTTACTTGACAGAATGATGGTAGATTTAATGTTGCATCCAAAACTACCATCGCGATTAAAAAAGCATGTACCAGCAGTAATAGATGAAATTCAAAAAGAGGGTGAACAGGGACTAAGAACAACTAAATTACTTGGTGGAGATAACACTCAATATACAATAGAAATGCACAAATCAACAGATCCTTCATCAGATATTCATTCTCATCTTGAAGATGAATCACATCATTTACAGGGTGTGATTCGAAGAGTAAAAGAAGACCCGGATCGTGGATATTTTGTAAGACATGAAGAAATAGAATAAAACAAAACCCCCCTTTCGGGGGGTTTTTGCGTTTGACTGGGTTGTCTGTTTAGGTCACGGGACGAAGACGATTCCACCCGTGCGACCACGCTTGAACTGAACACGCGAACCGTAGAAATCTACAATCATCTTCTTGACAATTGGGGACTTCATCTTGAACTCCTTGGCAAGATGCTTGACGGTGATTCGCTCGCCATTGGCAACGCGATTGGTGAGAGTAGCGGGATCAAAACCATTCTGAGTCGTGAGAGTAGTTGCGGTCATATGTAAATCCTTATGTTTGTTGGTAAAAAGTTGTTAGGGGTTTGTTGTTAAGAACGATTGTTTTTGTGCGTATGTCGTAACGAAAGTCGAGTGGAATCAGATCAAAAAGGAACATCAGGATCGGATGCAGCAACCTCCTTGTTGTCATTGGTGCTCATCTGTTCCACAGTCGTCTCCGCATCAATCTTGTTGTAGAGACTGACGAACGCGGTCTGCGTATCCTTGTCGAAGCGCGTGAGAGCGAGAGTGATTGCCTTTCGCTTGTTGCCGAACATCGCATACGCCTTGCAGATGTTGATGGCACGACGAGTCGAGATGATCTCGTCAACACCACCTTCCGCAAAGGTCTTGCGAATGATCTCAGTCCACTTGACGAGACAATCAGCGAAATTCTCGTCAATCTTGCCGAACTTCTTCATCGCCTTGAGAAGAATCTTCTTCTCAGTCGCGCGAGGAGCGTAGTCCTGCTCGAAAGTGTAGTCGTAGCGGTCAAGTGCCGCCTCGTTCATCACGCGAGTGCCGACGAAGCGACCATCATCCGAACCCTTGCCCTTGGTATTTGCAGTCGCAGCAACATTGAATCCATTGGCAGGAGAAACGAACTGACCAATCTTCTTGAGGAAGACACCCTTACCCTCAAGAACAGGTTGCAGGCACATGCACTTCTCCGTGCCAAGATCGATCTCGTCAAGAAGAAGAATCGCACCACGCTTCATTGCGAGAATGACCGGACCATCCTGCCATTCCATGTTGCCGTTGACGAGTCGCCACGAACCGAGAAGTTCATCCTCATCTGTATCAGCAGTGATGTTGACACGGAAGCATTCGCGCTTCAACTTGGCACAGATCTGTTCGATCATCGTAGTCTTGCCGTTACCCGACAGACCAGTGACAAAGATCGGAGCAAAGATGTTGCTCTTGATGATCGTTGTGATATCCTCACAGTGGCCCCAAGGAACATACTCAGGGTTGACATCAGGAATGATCGAAGTACGCTCGCCCTGCGTCGATGCAGCGAGTGCGTAACACACGGAATTGGAAACGACGGGAGTTGTCATAGTCATGGTTGGATTTGACTTTGCGAGTTTAGTGTCGATGTAGAAATACCCACGACCCGCGCTGCGAGTCTTGTCTTGGACAAACCACGCAGGAGGGTACTTGAGTCCGATGCTGTTCGCCGCTTCGACACATTGAGCGCGAGAAACAGTGTTCGATCCGTTTGCGATAGACTTGATTGCGTTGATGAATGCTGACTTGTTTGCGATCTTAGGCATAGTGCGTATATTATACCAAAATATAAGTTCCTGTCAATACCTTTTGTGTCATTTTTTGAACTTATCGGACGGGTTGATAGTATTATTATCGGACTCAAAATATGGGATGTTTCGTATTGACTCAAAGAATAAATTATGGTATAATAACGGTATGTCTACCTCTAAGCAAAACAGCAAGTCGATTCTCGCTCGCGCACTCGCCACAGAAAATATTCGTGTTGAACACAGTCCCAATACTTCGACTGCAATGTTCGATGTCGCAAATCGCGTTCTTGTTCTTCCCGTGTGGAAAGATATGAGTGACGAAGTGTACGACATGTTCGTCGGTCACGAAGTTGGTCACGCTCTATTCACTCCTGATATCGACAAGATGTTGAACAAGGTCACTAGTGGTCCTTGGTGTTCGGAAGCAGAGCGGATCGGTGGAACTGCACATGCTTCGTATGTGCAGGGACTGATGAACATCGTCGAGGATGTTCGCATTGAGAAGATGATCAAGGATAAGTATCCGGGTCTTCGTCGCGACTTCTATGTCGGTTACAATGATCTCGAAAAGCGAGACTTCTTTGGTACGAAGGGAAAGAATCTCAATGAGTTTTCTTTCGCTGATCGTATCAATCTTCATTTCAAGTGTGGTGTATCTCTTGATGTTCCTTTCACCGATGAAGAGATGAAGTATGTCAATCTCATTGACTCTTGCAAGACCTTTGATGATGTCGTTCGTGCATCGGAAGAGGTCTATCGCTATCTTCGTGGTCAGAAGGAAGACAACAAGAATTCGGTGCAGACGAATGCAAATCCTGCTGCCATGAATTCTTCGACTGGAGAAAATGGAAATGGTTCTTCTTCTCAGATGGTTACTGAAACTGTCTCGAACGAGAAGAGCGAAGATCCCAATGGCACTCCGATGCAATCGAATGGTGACAAGAAGCAGGAGAACAACTCCTCTTCGAAGTCGAACAATGGTGCAGGAACTGGTCTTGCTTCTGAACTTGACATTCAGACTCAGAAGAAGTTCAACGAGAATCAGAAGAGCATGGTTGACACCAATGTCTCTAGTGTGAACTATTGTTCGTTCCGTCTTACGGATCATTCTCGCGTGATTCTCCCGTACAAGAAGGTCATTTCCACTCTTGAGAACTACTACAACCCTGCACGAGCCAACAACAGGCAATACTCTGAGGTCTTCTCTGCAATTGATGAGAAGTTTGCAAAGTTCACGCAGACGATGAAGCCTCTCATCAATACTCTCATCAAGCAGTTTGAGATGCGTAAGGCAGCGGATGTTCAGAAGCGTACTTCTGTTTCTCGCAGTGGCAAGATCGACGCAGACAAGATCTACAAGTATCGCGTGAGCGATGATATCTTCCTTCGCTTCTCGCGAGTTGCCGATGGAAAGAATCACGGTCTTGTGATGTTCATCGACTGGTCTTCTTCGATGCAACCCGCAACCGAAGATGTTCTTGTTCAGGTTCTGATTCTGTCGAACTTCTGTCGTCGCATGTCGATTCCGTTTGATGTCTACATGTTTACGAGTCAGTACACCGTTCTTCGCGATCATCTTGGTTTTAGTACGAACGAAGACATGTGGAATGCTGATCTTAGGCAGTGGGTTGGAACGACTGACAATCATCACCACAGCAAGTGGAACGGAATGATGAAGACTCACAACGATCACCGCGAAACATTTGCTCTGATTCAGATTCTTTCTTCCAACATGTCAATGAAGGAATTTGCAAGTGCTTCCAAGAATCTGTATACGATTGGTCAGATGATCACTCGTCCGGATGATGTCTTCAAGCAGAAGTATGTTCCGGGTCTTGTTCCTGATGGTTATCGTCAGGGAAATACTCCACTTGATTCCACGATTGTCGCAGCAATGACGATTGTTCCTGAGTTTCGTGAGAAGCACAAGTTGCAAGTCGTGAATACGATCTTCCTCACGGATGGTGATACTGGCGGAAGTCCGCTTTATCATGCAAACATGAACAGTTACAACGCGAAGACTTATATTCGTTGTCCAATCACGAAGAAGGAGTTCTGCTTCAAGGATTCGGATACTACGAATGCTCTTCTTGAAATCTTCAAGCACAATACTCAGAGCACGACGATTGGATTCTTCGTGTGCTGTGGATCGTACTGCAAGTATTTCGAGGATTCAAAGCGAGATCGCAAGATTCTTCGTGACAATGGTTTCTACGAAGCACCGAAGGAGCGAAGCATTCTCGACTACACTGGAAATGTGAAGGCGAAGATCGTGAATCACGGATACGACAAGTTGTTTGTTCTTCCGTCTGAAATTGAGATTGATGACGAGTTTTCTGATCTCAACAATGTCGATACATCTGCAAGTCTCATCAAGATTCGCAATGCGTTCATGAACTCGCTCGACAAGCGCAGTGCGAGTCGTCTCTTCTTGAATCGGTTCGCAGATGTGATTGCGAATCCAAATACGAAGTAATCAAAAAATTAATAAATGAAATTGGAGATGAGTAACCCTCATCTCCTTTTTTATTTTTTGTTGATAGTACCCCCTCCCCAACAAAAAAAGAAAAGGGAGTCTTTCGACTCCCTAATCTTCTCCCTTATTCCTTGACCATGGTAAAGTTTATTTATAAAAATTAATTATTCCATGGTAGTTTTTTGTTTACCCAATTCCATAGAGGAACACCTACCAATGCTCCTGCTGTAAATACAACCAGAGTATAAAAAATAGTTCCGAGTGTGCTTGAGAATAATAGTTCCATATAAACCTCCATGGTTATATATAAGATGGGCGAATGAAAAAAGATAAGTGCTTTGCCAGAAACCTTAGAGCAATACTGAATGCCGAAGATTCAGCAGAATTGATTCGCACTCCACCATTTCTAGAATATCTTAAATTTGAGTCAAAAAAGAGGAAATTAGATCCTGCTTTATTTTTCACACATCCAGAAAAATTCATAAGAGCAATCTATAAAAAACACTAGTGCCGCAGGGCTTTCGCTACCTTAAGGGACTAGGGGGGGATCAACGGGTATGATCCCCCCAATTTTATAAATACAGATATGAAAGACTTTAAGCAAATCTTATCTGAAACTATTCGTAAATCTGGAGATGAGTATACAATACTCAGCAAAAAAGGTAAGAAACTTGGAAAGTATAAAAGCAAAGAAGCAGCATTAAAGAGATTAAGACAAATAGAATGGTTTAAGAGGCATAAATGAAAACATTTAAAACATATTTGGAAGAAAGAAAATTGGCAACACTTGCAGCACTTGGTCTTGCTGGAGCAGCGATGGCAGCACCACCAAAACCAGAAGCAACACAAGCAATGGTTGACAAAATGAAAGAAAAAGAAGGTTTCAGACCAAAGGCAGAAATCGATAAGGATGTAAAAGGTCAAAAAAGAGTTGTGGTTGGTTATGGAACAACTGACACATACCCAGATACTGGAAAACCAATCAAAATTGGTGATACACTAACACCAGAACAAGGTGAGGAACAAATAAAAGCATTTTTCAATAAAATGACACCACAACTTGAAAAGATTCCAGACTGGGATAATATGGATGCTGGAAAACAAGCAGCAATTATGAGTTTTGCTTATAATGTTGGACCTGGTTTCTATAAGTCAAAAGGATTTGAAACAATTTCTGGGCATCTAGAAAGAAAAGAGTGGGATAAAGTTCCAGATGCATTGAAACTATACAACAAAGCGGGGGGAAAGGTTCTTGGTGGTCTTGTCAAAAGAAGAGAAGAAGAAGGAAAGATGTGGTCGGAAGGACTTCCAACACAAACTCAAAAACAAGAAGCACCAAAGACAGAACCAGCTGCACAAAAACCAACAGGTGACTACGAAGTAAAATCGGGTGATACACTCAGTGATATTGCAAAAAGACATGGTAAGAGTTTGCAAGATATAATAAAATCAAATCCACAGATCAAAGATCCAAATACAATCAAACCCGGTCAAAAAGTAAAAGTTAATTAATATGCATAAAGAAGTATTTCAATCTCTACACGAATCAATCAGGAAAAGAAATACTCCGGATCATTATGTTATTGATTCATCTCCCAGAAGGGATGTAATTCATCGTGGATATTTGCGAGGAGATGTTGAGTTTCCTATGAGATATGATTTTATTCCTGATGGTTCTACATATAAAAATTCAGGAAGACATGTATATCACTTTAGAGATGGCGATAATTCTGGTGTTATAGAAATTATGCACACATATTCACCAACGAGTGATGGACATGAGACTACTAGTGTGCTTTCTTTTGAAAAATTAAGTGGATCTCTTCCAGAAATAAACATTCATAGACTTTTAATTCCAACTCTTAATCACCATATCAAATCACACGATCCGGATATTATCAAATTTTCAGATGGAATTCCATTCCCCGATGACATGATAAGTAGACTTGGATCTAAATTTGATAATTTTGAAAATAAAATGGTAAAGAAAAAAATAGATCCAAAAATTACCCGAATATTATCTCACATCAAAAATAAACTAAATACTACTAAGGAGAATTAATATGCCATTAGGAGGACAAGATCCATTTATATCTGGACCAAAGAGATCTTTCGAAAGATCGATGTCTGATAAACAACGAATTCGAAGTGGTGAATTTGGAAGAGTAGATCCTAATTATTCTCCAACACAAAGATCAAGAGAAAGAACCATTGGTCTTAAAAGAGAAATATTATCTGGTCAAAAATTTGCAGGAAATGCCAGAGAAAATTACGCAAGAACAAATCAAAAATCAATTCAAGGTTTTATGGAAAGAATGATTAGACAAAGGGGTCAATAATATGCCAGTATATGGATTTATTTGTGATGGTTGTGAACACTCGTTTGACGAATTATTAAGTATAGAGGAAAGAGATAATCCACTTTCTAAAAAATGTCCAAAGTGCAATAAAAAGAAAGTAAGAAGATCATATGATTCTTTTTCACAACCAATTGGTTCTGATACCACACTTACACCAAACAAAGCAACTGGTGGAAGATGGAATGAACTTATGGGTAGAATGAAAAAGGGATTAGCAAAAAGATATCACGAAAATCTAGACACCGCTACAAGTAGAAATGGAAGATACTGGAAAGGCTAACATGCTCAGAAAAATATACGAAAGTCAACTTAAAAATTCATACAGTAAATTGAATGAAGCAAATATTGTAAGATCAACAGCACCAAGTATCAAAAGACTACCAACATCTGGTGGAAAATTGCAAGCTGCTCAAGACGCTGCTGATCTTGCGAGTCTTGGACTCGCAGCAGGAGCATTGGGAACAGCAGCAACTGGAATTGGCGTACCAGCATCTCCATTCTTGGAAATAGGATCAAGCGCAATAGATTTAGTAAATGCAGCTACATATGGTGGAAGAGCAATTGGTTCTTTTGCCTCTGGTGATTATGGAACAGGAATGCAGCATTTAGGATCTGCTGGTTTGAGAACAGCAGCAGCAATACCATATGTCGGTGATGTTGCACAACCAGTTGCAGCGACATCAGCAGCAACAAGATTGGGTCCAAAGGCAGCTGAACTTGGATTAGGGATGATGGCAAAAGGATCAAAAGCGGGTCCAACTTTGAGAACTGGTGAAAGAGTGACAGATGTTGCAGCACAACTAATGAAAAGAAGATCTGCACAAAAAGCAGGAACACAATCAACAGAACTTGCAGTCAAGGAAATTCCTTGGGCTAAAAGAATTCCAAGATCAGGAGAACCAATAGGAACTCAATCTCCTGTATCTGGAACAAAATCAATTGTTAGATCGGGTTTAGAAAAAGCAAGAAGATATGGTCCACCAGCAGTCGTTGCAGCAGAAATAGCAAGAAGAGCATTACAACCAGAGAATGAGGCAGAGGTTCCAGAATACAAAGGAATTCCATCAAGTGCAAATATAGCACAACTTCCAGTTGGTATGTTCGAACCAGGACAAGTTAGTTCTTATGGAAAATCGATTGGTAAAGGATCTCAAGATATAGATGATAGATTTACCACTCCACATTTCTACAGAACACCTGTTTCTATGGCAACTTTATTCCGCAGACCAGTAACTGAAGAAAATGTGTCATCTTCAGAAAAAGAATCACCACTTTATTCTAAAGTTAAAAAATATGTCTCACATTATCTAAAATCTCAAAGTGGTCAATTGTTGAAGAAAAGATTAGAAGAAATTGGCGAAAAGAACAAATTAAAAACAAAAAAAGATAGTTGACTGAAAAATTAAAGATGTTACAATATGGTTGTGATTGGAAATTTTAAACATAATCTATATCAGTTTCCAGAAATAGAAATTGAACAAAAAGAAATAAACGGACTTCGGGTGTATTCAACACCCGAAGGTATTTTTCCTTCTGTAACCACCGTTGTAGGGTACGAAAAACAAAAACAATTTGCCGAATGGAGAAAAAAGAACTCCAAAGAATCACAGAGAGTGTGTGATCGTGGTACTGCTCTACATTCCAAGATAGAATCTTATCTATTAAATGAAGAAATTATCATGAACAATGATGATGAATTGTTTAATCTGATAAAAAAAGAAGTAGATAATATTAATAATGTTCGTGCGTGTGAACAAATGCTATGGGGTAAGATAACTGGTCTTGCTGGTAGAGTAGACTGTATTGCAGAATATAAAAGTGAATTGTCAGTAATTGACTTTAAAGCAAGCACATATCCAAAGAAAAAAATAGACATAGAAAATTACTTTTGCCAAGCAGCAGCATATTCGTTGTTATGGCAGGAAAGAACCGGAGAATCGGTTCCAAATATTGTCATTTTGATTGCGAATGAGCAAGGATTTGTACAAGTCTACAAAGAAAAGGTAATCAACTATATAGATTCTCTAAAAAAATCTATTGATACATATAAAAAAGAGGTAAATTTCGATGGCATTATCATTTAATGATGTTAATAAAAGAAACAGTTTTACATGGATAAAGTGCAATGATGATGCAAAATCAGTGTTTTTTCGAAACACCTTTGTAACAAAGTATGGTGGAGAGTTTGTAAAAAATGGTAGATATTGGGAATGGAAACCAAAGCAAGAGGAAATGATTGAACTTAATCAATCAATTATAGAAGAACCAGTTTCAGAAAATGAACCAACAAAGACTTGGTCATTTAAAAATCCAAATGGTGATATTGTAAAAACTCAAAATTTACAAGAATTTTGCAAAGAAAATAATTTAACAAGATCCAGTCTCTACGAAGTAATTTCTGGCAAAAGACAGAACCATAAAGGGTATTCTTTTATAGAAATAACCAAAGAATAACTAAAAACCCACCGAAAGGTGGGTTTTTTTATGTTATAAATATTCAATATGGATAGACAATCAGATCACATTGTTATTACTTGGGGACGATTTCAACCACCTACATCTGGTCATCATGCGATGGTGCAGACAGTAAAAGATTTGGCAGATAAGCATGGTGCTGATCATGCAGTATTTACATTTCAGACACATGGAGATGCAAAAAATCCACTACCTCCAGATGTAAAAGAAAAGCACATGAGGGTGATTCTTGGTACTGACAATGTGTTCCAACATGAGGATATTAAAACTCCAGGTGATGTATTTCAATTATTACATGACAAGGGATATAAGAAAATAACTGTCGTTGCTGGTGGTGCAAGAGCACAGGAATACGAAGATCAATTCAAAAAATATTTTGGACAACGAACAACAAGCAAAAAAACAGGAAGAGTTTTAGATCTGACGAATATTCATCGTGATAATTTTAAAGTACACGCAATAGAAAGAGATGCAGATTCCGATCAAGGAGAAGTTGGTATAGAGTCCCACATGATTGATCCAAGAACAAACAAAATGCGCTTGCCTTTTGTTTCTGGATCAAGAATGAGAGAAGCAGCAGTAAACGACAGTATTCATGCTTTTATGTCCATGCTTCCTCCACATGTAACTATTCAACAAGGAAAAGCACTACAAAAAGATTTAAAGTCTTTTGGAAAAAAGAACAAATTACAAGAAGAAGTTTCAGTAAAGACAAGAATAAAACTCAGCAGAGCAGCAAGAAGAACCGCACCAAGAAGAAAAATAGTAAGAAGAATGAGAGAGAAGAGAAGAAAGAATCTTCCTCAATTAAAGAAAAGAGCGGTAAGTTTAATTCGAAATGCTCTTCGCGAAAGAGTGTTCAAAGGAAACTGGAAAAATCTTCCACTTTCATCAAGAGCAAATATAGACAAACAAATAAACAGAAATCCAAAATTGATAACAACTATGGTAAGAAAAATTCTTCCAAAGGTAATGAAGGGAGAATCAGAAAGATTAAAAAATCTCAGTAAAAAGAATTTGAAGGAATCTATGAATCCAGTATTAAATAACTTTTTCTCCAATTATATAAGTGAAGCAAAAACTCCAAGGAGAGCACCAAAGACTGGAGAAGAGAAGTTAAAAAGAAAAGCACAAAACAGAAATAATCAACGAACACATAGATCCCGTGAAAGTAATGCAATCAAATCTGGCGATGTCAAAAACAAAGTAATGGTTGTAAAGAACAATAAAACGGGAAGAATTGAAATTATCGATAAAGATTCATATGATAAATCTGTACACGAAATTAAAGTAGATGCAAAAAATGCAACAGTAGGTGCAGTACAAAAGTTTTTAAACGACAAAGCATTCGCAAATACAGACACATCAATTGCACTATTTGGTAAAGTCGCCAAGGGTGCTGGTGGTGCTAAAGAAGGTAAAACTAAAAAATCAGAAGAACCAAAAAAGAAAACTACATCAGAAAAACCAAAGAAAGAAACCAAAGCAGTAGAACCAGTTCAACAATTAACTCCTGCTACTAAGAAAGCATCTAAAGCAGATACATTTCCAACATCACACAACGCAACAGATATGGAATCTGGCATAGTATATGCAATGAACTCCATGCTTGGTCTTTCTCCAGAACAAATGGTAGAAAAAGGACTTATCGATAGAAAAGACCTTGAAGCAGCAATGAAAAATTCTCATGAATCATTTTTGCCTTCATGTCAAAGAGCAGCACAACAAATATTAAAACAATACGGTAGAGTCTATGTAAAACACACTGGTAGACTGAAAAAAGAAACCAAACTCACCAAAGAAGCAAAAGACAATGGTGTAGTTGACACTACACCAAAATCAGATTTGATTTTGGTAGATGATAAAGGAGATGTTGTTGCCGGATTATCACAAAAGATCGGAGAATCACAACTCAGTTCTGGTGGTCCATCAGAAACAATTACAAATTTGAAATGGGCAATGGGACAAGTTGGTGATAAGATGTTGCCAAGTTCAAAGAAACAAATAGAGCAATTTATAAAATTTTTTGAAACAGAACTGAGTGGAAATCCAAGAACAAAGTCAGGACCAGTTTCACTATATCAAAAAGATGGAAAACGAGGAGGAGAAGACAAAGAAGTTGCAAGAAGAGAAAATCTTCACGACAAGGCAACTGAAATGTTAAACTCTGTACTAAACGGAGACAAAAAACTTGCTTCATCATTTGTTTTTGCATTAATGACTGGAATGAGTAAGTTTGAACAAGGAAGTTCTGCAATTGCAACACATATATTCAGTGCAAATCGCGATGGTACAAATTCTAAATTGACACCAATCACAACAGACTATTGTGAAAAGATTCTTGATAAAGTTAAGTTTCAGATGAAATTTAAATCATCTGCTGTTGAAACTACGGATGTTAGAAAGAAATGGGAAGAGTTCAAGGAGAGAAAAAGAAAACTTGGAGAAAAGGTAACTCTCGAAGAAGACTTTAGACCATACTCATTTAGAAGTGTAATTCGTGCATATCTAACAGAAAATTTTCTATTGACTGGAAATAAATTAATCAAACTTTTGATTGAAAAATCAGAAAAGATTGAAGATATGGTACAGGAACCAAAAACACCAGAAGAAGCAGTTCAATATTTAAAAGATGCATTTGAATATATTGGTGATGATGGATTTAAACTCATGCAGTTCTTCGAAGATACTATTGATTTTGGAATTACAGAACCAGTTATTAACTGGCCAGAATATGCAAATCAACCATCATCAATTACAAATAAAGTTTATGTAAATGGAAAAGAGTTTGTAATTCCAGTAGAGGAACCATACAACTACGATGAGTCTGGAAGAATGAATTCTCCTTTGTCAGAAGAAAGAAATTATCGTAAAGAATATGATAATTACCATTCAAAACCAGAACAAAGAAAGAATCGTTCGAAGAGAGTCCTTGCTCGCAGACTCATGATCAAACTCGGTAGAGTCAAGAAAGGTGATGGTAAGGATGTTGATCACAAGGATGGCAATCCAAGAAACAATGGAAAGCACAATTTGAGAGTCAGATCTAAATCTGAGAATAGAGCAGACAATGATTAATAGACAACTAATAGAAAAGTGGACTCAAAAGTATAAGAAATCAATCGATTGCTCAAATCCAAAAGGTTTCAGTCAACGAGCACATTGCCAAGGTCGTAAAAAGAAATTACATGAAGATCTTCGAAGATGGTTCAAAGAAAAGTGGACTGCACAAGACGGATCCGAATGTGGTGATTATAAAGGTCGTGGTCGTGTAAAGTGTCGTCCATCTCGTCGTGTTTCTGAAAAGAGTCCGCAGACCTGGGGTGAAATGTCTAAAGAGGAAAAGAAAAAGGCAGTAAGAAAGAAACAAGAAGCACATCGTAAGGGAAAGCAGTGGAGTTCACATAAGACTGGAAAGACTTGGGATGGACCAAAGAATAAATATAAGCCTGGAAAGAAAAAAATGGATGAATCATACCTAGTCGAAGATGATGTTATTGCAACTGGAGAAAATCCAGCAGAATACAGAAAAAGATTGTTAAGAACAATTCAATCTGGTGATATTTCATCAATGGATAATCATGACAGAGTTCATGGTGCTTTAGCATATATCGATTCTATAAAAGATCAATATACTGGTAGAGATAGAAATATAAATTTAGTTGTAAGAGCACATGGAAATAAAAGTGGAGGAGGAACTGTTGGATATATGATTCATTCTATAGGCGGAAAAGGAAAGCACGCAACGGCAATTCCAACTGCAATGGGTGGATCACATAAACAAACTGTAGAGTTACCAATAAGAGAAATACAGGGACTACAAATATCATCATACCCCAATCTAAAACCAGAACATAGAAGTGTTTTGGCAAGATTAATGGACTTCAGAGGATTACAAGAAATGAAAGAATACATCAAACAACTATTTTTAGAGCGTAGACAGAACAAAAATTGTGGATGTGATGAACTCACAGAAGCAAAAGAAAAAAAACCATATAAAGGTTTCAAGAAAGGAAAGAATCATCCAGAGGGTGGTCTTTCCCGTGCTGAAGCCAAACGCCAAGGAATTCATGCTGGTATAGAAACCAAGGATGAAGCAAAGCGTAAGGGTGGATTTGGTAAACTTTCATCAAAAACACAAAAGCGTAGAAAGTCATTTTGTGCTCGTATGTGTGGAATGAAGAAAAGAAGAACCAGTTCAAAAACTGCAAGAGATCCAAAGAGCAAGATCAATGCTGCTCTTCGCGTCTGGGGTTGTCGTTGTGGAACAAATGAGTCATATGAAAATAATGACAATATCATTTCGGAAAATTATCTCACAGAAGCAAATAAACCAACAGATTCAAAGCTTTGGTCAAAGGCAAAAGCACTTGCCAGAAGAAAGTTTAAAGTATATCCATCCGCATATGCAAATGCATGGGCTGCTAAATGGTACAAGAAACATGGTGGTGGATGGAGAAAAACTGTCTCTGAGGAAGTGGTAAATGCAGAGCATAAAGGAACTATGACTGCAAAAGAAATAAAAAGAAGAGATGAAATTGCAAAAACTGCAAAAAATATAGTTGCAATTAAACCCGGAGATACAGATAAAAATGCCAGATTCCGATACGCAACTTACATAGTCCTTAATCGTAGAAAGAAAGAAGGAAAAGGTAAGAAGGAAGAGACTGAGAGAAAGAAGAAGACAAAGAAAAAGTCTAAATAACTAAAGAGGGTAATATGAAAAACTTAAACGAATTCACAACAGGATATCCAGTTTCATACGCTAACAGTCAGTCTCAAGAATATCAAGGAGTCTTAGGACCAGTTGATGCAGAGACTGTACAAGGAAATGACAGATTCAATCCAAAGACACCCGAGGGTCTACACAGATTGAATGCATTTATCAACCACTTCTTCAGAAGAACCACACTAAATCCACACTACGATCTGACACATTTAAAATCTAGACTCAATCACTTAAATCTAGATTTTAAAATTGATGTTACAAAACCACTAAATCCTGGAATGAACACATTCAAGGTAACTAAAGGCGAAGTTTTTGGTGTAACACCAACAACAGACTTAAGTCAAGGATTTGATAAGGGATCTGATCTACCAGAATATTTGTTGGATGTAAATGTATTGAAGACTGAAGATGGATTCAAACTTGAAGGTAAACTAAGACCACATGACGGAATGACAGAAACTCCAGTCATGGAAGAGGGATTCAAGCAAATGATGAAAGATAAAGAAAAGAGAAACAAGAGAATTAAACTTGTCAAGGAACTTTGGAATAAAAGAGTCAATGAACAAGTTGAAAAACAAAATGCTGAAAATGTCAAAGATCTAACAGGCGAGACAAAAAAAGAAATGCGTAAGGATAAGAAGAAGATAGAAACTCAGCTAAAATCAGTCAAAAGATAATATTATGTCATGAAAGAAAAACTGTGTCCAAATAATTTTGTTTTATATGCAATGAAGATGTATAGCAATCCACGCTGCACCGGAGTGGATGAATTCAAGGAAGACATAACAAGAATAAAGTACATAAAAAGATTGCTAATCAAGTATAAACGAAATGGTGAATTGAAAGACAGATTGATACTGAATCATGTGATAATTCTTCAAAATTTATTTGGAGCAGAAGCATGTGCAAGAATTTTATTCTATAAGATACCAAGAGAATTGCATTCTTATTTGAAAGCATTTTTGGAATATTTACAATATCTTCCATACGAAATACCAGAAGTGGATTTAAATTCAATAAACTCAGATCATAGAGTAATTAAAATATTACAAAGGTTAAAATAATGGGCAAAGGTGCTTCTCCTACAATACAAACCACTGGTCATATGACTCATATCGGTGACTGGGCGATATATGGAGATCCAACTCTTTCATTAAAACACATCGAAGCAGTTCACGACTTTCTACGAGGAAAACAACAAGAAGGTCACAGTGTATCTTTAAAAGCAGATGGTGGAGTCAGTGTTTTGTTTGGAAGAAAATCTGATGGTAGACATTTTGTTTCATACAAGAGTGGAAAGAATCAATTTCATACACCAGAAGAAATTGATGCAGCACAAGTTCCATATGGAGAAGACATCAAACAATTACTCAGTCGTGTACAAGAAATGCCATTAAAAAAAGGTCATGTATTTCAAGGAGATATGTTGTGGGCAGATTCTTCTGAAAATGACAGAGGAATGATAAGACCAAATACAATAAAATATTCAAATATGCCAAACACTCCGCTTGGCATTGCAGTACATGGTCAATATAGAATCAAAAAAGATGGTTCCATTCAAAAAGTTTCAAGCACTCCAGATCTAAAACAAATACAACACCCAGATGTTCACATTCCAGATCTACAATTAGAAAAAAGACATATACCACTTTCAGCAGAAAGAAACAAGGCAATAAGAACTTCTATTGCAGCAGCAAAAAGTGCTCTTACACCAGAAGTATCTGAATATGCAAGAGGTATTCCACAAGATAAAGATATTCATAAATTTCTACAAGAATATTTAAATGAAGTTGTTGCGACAACCGGAAAAAGAAGTGTAGAAAGTCTTAGAACTTATATTCACTCACCGCTGAGACGAATACAAACATCAAAAGCATACATGAGCAAACCAACTCAGGCGAATCTTTCTGATAAACGAAGAAACGCACTGTTGGAAAAATTAACAACACACATAGATCAAAACGAACAAAATTTACATAATCTTTTTCAACACATGAATCATATCAGTAATGCCAAACATCATATTCTTGATGCTCTGGCAGAAAGACAATCAAGTCACAGCATTACTCCACATCGTCAAAATGAACACGAAGGAATAGTATCTGCTCTTGATGTTCCTGGTAAAGATGAAACTTTGGCAAAACTAACAAGGGAGGGACCAATGGGATTTAGTGCAAAAAATAGAGCAAGAGGTCTTGAAAGAGGTTTCTATGGTCCCGTTCAAGAGGAAATCATGACCGCGAGCAGTGGTGGTGTTTCTGGTATGGGATACAATCTCGGTGGTCCACCACCAGATGATGTAAAAATAACACCACGCGCACAAAAAGAATATACAGATGCAAATATAAAAGCACCTCCAGTTAAACCCATGGGAATAAATGACTTGATCAAAAAAGCCATTTATCGAAAATTGGGAAGATTAAATGTTGGACGAGAAGCATACTAATGTCAAAAAACAAAAACAAAAAGGGCAGAGAGTCTGATGAATATTTCCTCTGCACTCATGTTGATAGTAACGGATACCAATTCGAACTTCTTTTAACAAAAAGAGAGTTTGATATTGGAGTTGAAAGAGCAATTAAAAATCCAGAAGATATCCCAGACATGTTTATAGTTTTACAAGGAGTAAAGAAATGCCAACAGAATTAATATCACTTATAGGAGGATCTGCTGCTGGATTTATTTTCAGATATATGGCAGAAAAACGCCAAGCAGAACAAGAAAATTTCAAAAGACTTCTTGAAGCAAATGATAGAACAAATAGAAATCAAAACGAAGCAGTAAAAAGAGTCCCACTAGATGCAGGAAAAGCAGTAAGACAAATAATTGTTCTTGCAATACTATTTGGAACAATTGTTGCTCCATTTGTTCTTCCATTCTTTGGCATTCCAACAGTCGTAGAAGTCATTGAGACACATCCTGAGTTTCTGTTTGGTTTGATCCCAGAAACCAAAGAAACGGTCTTCCAATCAGTTTCTGGATACCTATTCACTCAAGAAAATAGACAAATTCTACTTTCAATCGTAGGTTTCTACTTTGGTAGTGCCACTGCTGGAAATAAGACATGAAAAAATTATTTCTAGCTCTCAGTCTTTTGTTTACTCCAGTAGCAAAAGCTGAAACAATTATGATACCTGTTCAAGATTTGTTATATGAAATACCAAATTTTGAAGCACCAAAATTTAATTTTAATGCAGCACTGGAATATTCAAACATAATAGGTGATTTGAAGAAATCAAAAAGAGAAAGAAAAGAAGCAGAGAATAAACTCATAAATCTACTATATGAACTTTATCCAGATGCAACTTCTATGAAAATATATCGCGGAACTTTAATTATAAGGATTGACTAATGAAAAAGAATCTTTTAATAGTATTTCTAAGTTTAATATTTTTAATGTCTGGTTGTAGACCAACTCTATCTGTTAATTCTCCATTAATGGAAAAAACTCAAGATGTTATAAGCAAACCAACAAAAACAATAATCTCTAAAGAAACAGTAGGTGAACTACCAAAAAATACATGGATCAAGACAGATCCAGAAGAAAAGGTCGAAGTTAAATTAGAAGAGGATACTGTTGTTACTTTGATTCAGCCAGTAATAACTCCTGTTCCAGAAATCACACAAACACCTAAAATTGAAGATGATTCAATAAAAAATGAAACTACTTTAAATCCCCCAAAAGTTCCAACTCTGGAAAAACCAGTGCAGATAATTCTTCCAAAGAATACTCCTGTAATTCTTCCAGAGAACACATATTTGCAGACATCGGATCAGGCAAAAGTAATTATGGAAGCCCAGACAGAGGTAACTTTGCCTGTAGGAACAGAAATTTCTATAAGCAAAATCAATTGGTATGCGATTCTATTTTACTTACTATTACTCTTTGGTGTTGTCTGGTACTATTTGCAAGGAAAAACCGAGGACAAAGACGGAGATGGTTTTGTCGATGAATCAAATAAACAAGAAAGCAAAGAAGAAAATAAGGAAGAAACTAAGACTTAATTTGATCGTGTAATATTTTACAAATATAATAACAATCTACAATATCTGTTACAGGACTCCCAACGAGTGTTTTGTTGGGAGTTATTATTTCCTGCAAGTTTATTCCAGTTTCATTTAGAAAGGAATCAACCATTAGTTGTTTATCTGCATTTCCTTTTCCTGTTGCAATCTTTTTAACCTTTGTTGGTTCGATAATTTCTACAGGAATGGATGCTTCATATAATTTGTATTTTAATATACCTGTATTTTCAGCAATATGGAATATTCTTCCGGTAGCATTATATGCATATCCCTCTAAGGCAACCATATCAGAACCAATACACACTCGCATTACCCAATCAGATATAGAATCATATCGCTCACACTCTTCATCATATGGTCGAAACAATTCTCCGTAAATATTATTTAAGAATAGAGTTGCATATTTTTTGGTATCTGTGAGAAAATAAAAGTTACAATTCTTGAAAGAAAAGTTACCTTTTTGTGTGTCAAATACACAGATGGCGGGTCCATTTAAAGAATAATCAATCCCAGAAATTATCATTGATATAAATATATATACCAAATCAGGGAGATAACATGAACGGATACAAACCAAACTATTTCAATAAAAATTTATTAGAGTCAATGAAAAGTTCATTAAGAAATGTTGTTCTAGGAGAAGCAGAGACAAGACCAGTTGCTCAAGCAGCAAAGAAAGGTTTTGCAGGATATGGTGGTTTGCCAATGGAAAAACTCTCAGATCTTGAATTGCAGAAAAGAATGCAAGGAACCAAGAGAACATCCATTTTTGGACCACAAAAACAATCAGATGAATATCTTGCATATGAAGCAGAAATGAACAGAAGAAAGGGTGCTCAAGCAGCACCAGTTACAGCACCAGCACCAAGTGATGTTGCAGTTCCTGGATTAAAGAGTGGACTACCACAAATGGCAGATGCGGATATTCCAACACCATCTATACCTTCAGCACAAACACAACCAAGTCCAGAACAAGAAGCAGAAGAAGGCAGACAAAGAAGAATAGAAAGAGCTCCAGCAAGAAAAGAATACTCAAATACAACAGGAATTCCTGCTGTTGATCGATCAATTGATCCTGTTGTACAAGCAGCATCGAAAACCGTTCCCGGATCTCTAGTTCGTGCCGCAGGAGAAGCAATTGGTAAAATGACAGCAGGTTCTAGTCCATTCACACCAACTCCAGCTGGTTATAATCAAATGAAACCTGTTGTTTTGCAACCAGGTGATATAAGACCAGCTGGTTCTGCACCAACCGCTATGCCAGCAAGACCAACTCCACTTCAAGCAAAACCATCAGAAATGCCAGCAGATACCAGAGCAGAGTTGCTAAGACAAACAGATACTCCTGCTGCAAGAAGAAGAGGAACAAATCTTCCTCCAAGACAAACAATGAATCCTGGATTTAGTACAATGGGTGGATTTTAAGTTATTATAATAAACAAAAAAGACCCCCCGAAAGGGGGGTTTTCTTTTTTATAAATAAATTTGGAGATTTGATATGTCAAATAAATTAATTCCCGAATATGTAGAACATTATAAGAAACAGTTAGTAGAAGATAATACATTATCTTCTTGGGCAAGAAAAAATTATCCTACAATTGGAGCAGCTACAGGTACATTAGTGGGTGGACCACTGGGTGGTGCTGCGGGATATGGACTTGGAAAAGCAATGCAATCTGACGCAGCAAAAACCGCTATTGGTGGAGCAGTGGGTGGAACTCCCACATCAAAAGCAGCAGGAACTGCGGTAGGAACTGCGGTAGGAACTGCTGTTGGTGGACCTGTAGGTGGAGTTGTTGGTGGTCTTGCAGGAGGAGCCTTATCAGATTTCTCAATAGAAGATATAAAAAGAGGAATTTCAAAAGTTTTTGGTGGTGCAAAGAAACCATCAGGAAGAATGGGATCTGTTGCAAGATTTGTTGAACGAACTCCAAGTGCTGCTACTCAATATGGAAGAAGAATGCAATATGGTATAGGAATGGAAGAACCAAGATCACAATACGATCTGTACAGAATAGCAATGGCAGATAAAGACATTGCCGCTGCGGAAGCAGAAGCAGGAGGCAATCTTGGATATCAGTCAAGAGCACAACAATTAGCAGGAAGAGTTCAAAGAGGATATAGTGGAACACTTGGTGCTAATCTACAAGGAGATGAAAAGCATGGTGAATTTGCAGGAAAACTTTTCACTCCAGTTGGTGCGTTTGAAAGAGAACTTGCAAAATCAAAAGCAAATACAGCACAAATGAGAAGAGAGATGGAAACTGGAGTTTCAGATAAATTATCAGATTTAGAAATTGTTAGAGGCGGCGGACAGTTTGGAAGTCCAGAAGAGGCAAGAAAAGAAAGACTTGATGCTTCCACTAGATTGATGGATAAGATCAAACGCGAAGCAGAAGAGAAAAAGAGAAAAGAAACTCAAGCAGCAATGTAAAGAAAACAACCCCCTTTCGGGGGTTGTTTCTTATTAACTTATTTTTGTAATATTTGTTTACAGAACTCGTACAAGAAATTACTATAGATTGTTTTCACTGCTGCTTTCATAGAATCAGATGTCCAAAATATATCAAGATCAGCTGGTGCTCCATATCCATTTAAGAATTGCTTATTGAAATGATTTCTTATTGCAATTTGTTCTTCTCTTCTTGCTGGATTTGAAGTGTCTGCTAATGGACTAGTTACTAAATAAACTCTCCAGTTTCCACCAAACCAAACAATAAATCCATCTCCACCATTTACTAAAAATGGATAAATTGTATCTTTTAATAATTCATCAAAAGGTATTGTTTCAAAACCTTTTACTTTTGAATTTTCTCCAGTAATATCAGCTATTAATTCTTTAAATAGAACAGGACTTATCCATGCTAATTTTTCTTTTGTATTTGAGGGATCAAATCTATTTACTAGTTCAGCAGTTATTTTAGTTTTTAGAGGATCAATTTTATCTAAATTAGACTTATCTTTATCAGCAACATCATGCTGGTATAATTCAGCTGCAATCATATCAGATGCCTCTGCTACATCTTTATAACTTTCATATAAAGCATCTTTAAAATCTTTTAACTGTTTTTCATTTGCTTCGAAAACTCTAATTTGTTTTGTGCAAGTTTCATGTCTAATTGTATCTCCACCATCGGCGCATATCCATATTGGAACATTAGGAAGAGCATAATATCCCCATTTTTTATCTGGATATTTTTTCTTTAACACATTTATCGCATCTACCATATTTTTAGATACGGTTTTTTGATTTACTGGTGTTCCATTTTGATGGGTTTTATTATACTCATTTCCTGTCATAAGAACCCAAGTATGTGGTTCTTCAAAATCAAGAAATACAGTTTTTGCTGTTGCAAATGGTGCTCCACCATCCACATATCCAGGTTTCTCTACATGGTCAATTATTTGATTTACATCAACAGTTCCATCTGTAGATTCATGATCATTTACATCATATTGATAAAGAATAGAATATTGTTCTACTCCTAATTCTTCAAATCTAGAAACAAAAGTTGGATCTGGAATATCGTCTATGTATAACTTTATCTTCATAATTCTCCTTACTGACAACCGCTAGTTGATACATTTAATTGTCTAACATTAGGTTCAATTAAATATGGTTGGTTTCTTTCTGAATTTCCATAATCTACCATTCCAGCAACACACACATTTTTAATTAATACATTTTTAATATTCAAAGATTTATCAGCATCAGTTGCATGTTTTTTCCATCTCATTGGTTGATCTTTGAACTTTATGTTCTCCATCAATAAATGATTTGCATCAATCATCCACCATGATCCAGCAACTGAATTTCTGTCTTGAGATACATCCCAGTTGATAAAAGCTGTATTATCATATTGCTGAGTGCCTGTAGTCGAACTACAATTCATTTGAAATCCTTGCATCCAAAAATTTCTTGCAGTTATGTTAAAGAATATATTGTTTTCTCTTCTAATAGGACTTCCAGAATTAGCAAAGAAATGCACTAAATCTGCATGATCATCTCCAATTCTAACATATTGATCTATAAATGCATTTATATGCAATCCTGTATTTGCTAATGGAGTATCCCCAGGTCGTATTAATCTAGAATTTATCGAAATATTAGCACTTCTCATTGTTCCTCTGGTGTTGTACATTTCACAATTTATATAATATGCACCAGCAAAACTAGAACTAAACTCACTTCCAAGTATAGGATCTTTTAAATTTCCATTATCATCATATGCCTCATAAGTGGCATAACAATTTTCTATCGATATTATTGAGTCTAAATTACCACTTCTTATTTGTGTTGATGTAATTGTATCGTTATTATAAAAAGTTATATTTTTTACTTGTATTAACTTAGTTCCGTAATTACCAACTCCAATTAATTTTACTTGTTCTCTGGTTAAATTTGGTGCTGGTTGTATTGTTATAAAACGACTAATAGTTGTTGGATTTGGATAAGAATACGATCCAATCCCATTTTGATGACTGCCTTCCATTAAATATATTTTAGCACCATCACATATTCCATTTTGTAGTGTTCTAACTTGTCTTAGTGCTTTACCTATGGATTGATATGGAAGTGCTTCTGAACCATTTCCTATAGTATCATTTCCATTTGGTGAAACATACATCACTAAACTTGAAAGAGTTCCATGTGAATTTAAATTTAAAAATAAAGAATGATTTCCATCTTTATATTTTAGATAATTCACTCCACCAACTCTAATATCAGATAATGATCCTTGAAGAACTCTTGGCATACCTATGTTTGGATATACAATCGCTCTTACTTCAATTAAACCATCTTGAGTGTCAAATGGATTTACAGAAATAAAATATTCTTCCACATTATTTGAGGAATTTAATTTTGGTTGATAAACGGATTTCCATGCTCCACCATTTACAGAAAAATCAACCTTTTGTATACCACAGATATGAAAAGCAACTACACCTATTGTAAAATCAGTATTATATTCTGTAAATGGAACATTTGTCCATCTTGCAATGGCTTGGGCATCATATCCCCATTCATCTGGAGAACCGTTATTTTCTGGTTGTGGAGTGGTTTCTAAAAATCCATTACCTATATCAGTTCTTTCTTCTTGACCTAGAAATATAGCTAAATCAGCAGCATTTACTGTCCCATCACCATTAAAATCATAGTTTGGATTATTAGTATCCCATGAATTTAGAAGTTCAGCCAATTTTTCAGCATCAGATTGTTCATTATTTGGTAAATTTGCCATTCCAATCAACATCGCAAAGAGAAGTATAAACTTTCTCAATGGAGTACTCCTTTCTATTATGTATAAAGAAACAACCCCCATTTCTGAGGGTTGTCGGACCTGAGATGCTATCTCAAGTGGGGTTATATTATGTAGTCAGATCTACAAGTTCGCATTTGTCACCACTACATGCGAATGTTTGAGTTCCAACAGTCTTGTCTTCTTTCTCATAATTTTTGAGTAGAGTCCAATCGACATTCTTTGGCATTTGTTCAAGTGCCTTTTCATACTCTTCCTTGGAACAATCCTGATATGGTGCTTGACGATATGAGTGATCGGAATGAGGTAAAAATGAAATACCTGAGATCTCATCAAAGTGCTTATATACAAACGCTCCAACTTCCATCCATTCATGTTCCTTGACAGTAACAGTAATTGATGGTTTATGTTCACACCAATGACGCTGATAAGTCAACCACAATTCTAGATGTTCAATTGCTGTAAGATCATTTCGTGTTACTGAACCTTCTGCCTTCATTGGGAAAGAAAAAACCATGGTGTGGTCTGGTTTCATAACACAAGGTTCCGCAGGGAATCCCATATCAATCATCATCTGACAAAGAGGATCTTTGCGATCTGCACGAACTGTGCGAATGTAATATTCATTGTGGCGAGCATGAATACCAGATGCAGCATCTGTCAATTGAGATACAGTGCCACTTGGTTTGATACAAGTGATTGCTGCTGCTGGATTAATTCCAATAATATTCGCCCACTCTTTATTAACTTCGACTGCTAATTCTTTGAGATTGATAAGAGTATTTGGAATATCCTGTGTACTTCTCATCATTTTGTTATCAAGAATTCCAGTTAACGAAACACCTAATAGTGCTTCTTCAGTGCAATTCTTCTTCCACTCGGATGAGAGATATGGGAAATGAGTCAATGATGCTTGCCATGTTCCTAGAATTGTAGCAAGTCTTACTTTACGACGAAGAGACTCTAGAGTATCTTCAGGACGAACTACAACTTCTGTAAGGTTGCAAAACTGACGATCACGAAGAATAATTTCACTGCAAGGATTTGTACCAAACTCATAGGATGCATCACGACGATCACCAAGTTTAGATACAGTTCTTCTACAAGCATCACGGTTGAAAATACCACGCTCTCCACTCTTTGACTTGTAGAGTGAAACCCATTCGTCCATGAATACGCCTATTTCTGGTTTTTCTTTATACGCGACCGAGTTGTTCGCGAGCGCGCGTTGCGGGTTTTCATTCCACCATGCTCCTGACTTGGCATCTCGCATTCTTTCATCTGTGAGATTGGATAGGCTAATAAGAGCAGATCTACGGACTCCTCCCACCACGACAATTTCTGCAATCTTGCAGACAATATCGTGACATTCAATGGATGTGAGCTTTCTCCCTGCCGATCTTTTAAAAGTATCAATGGTGAATTTGAAAAGATCTTCGAGAGGTCTTGGTCCACTTGCTCTCCCACCGAAAGTTTTGAGGCGAGCCCCAGCAGGACGAACCTTTGATAAGTCCCACTTTGGAATCTGACCTCCAATGAGTAAGGAGATAAGTTCTTTGTAAGCCTTAGCCCAACCAGCCTTACTATCTTCAACAATAATTGTGGTATCGCTAGGACTAAAGTTTTCAGCGACTGTAGGAAGTTTTTCAACATATTGTCTCTCCACCGAAAATCCTACACCAGTTCCACACATGAGAATGTATAGGATTTCATCAAACGCTCTTACGCGGTTAATTGCAACATAAGAGCAATTATATCCTGCTGTATTATCTCTCTTCAATGCATCCCCGGCCGTCATGAGTGATCGCATGGAAGGCATGATTTCTAGATTCAAAACTGCATCTTTCAATTCCTGACGCAATTCTGGTTGCAAATTATAATTCAATTGTGTTAGATGTTCATCGAAGAATTTAAAATAACGCTCCACGGTTTCTTCCCATGTCTCACGACGCTTTTCTTTCTCAATCCAGCGAGCGTATCTGGATGTGTGTATAAACTTCTGATAATCAGATGGTAAATCTTTCATATAACTCCTTTAGTCGGTATCTTATGTATTCGCTGTCAGTAGACTCCAAGATTCATAAAACAAAGGTTCAATTATTTCTCCAATTGCCTTTGCATATTCTTGAACTTCCCACTGTGCATGAGGATCTGTTCTTTGTTTGTATACTCTTGCATAAGCAGAAAGAGAACCAGTCCACCACCACTCGGTATATACACCTTGTGGTAAAATAAATCTTGCTTGCTCTGGTGCAACTCCTGCTTCTAGAAGTTGGTCATAAACTTCAATCGCTTGTTTTGCATTTTCACGATAGATTCTGTCAACATGTTCTTTTGCTCTAGGATCTGTGATGAAATCTTCCGATCCTTGCTTTGCACCATTTGTTGGTTTGCTACGAAAAAATGGATAATAAAGATCTGGTTCATATGAAACATATCTTCGTGAAATTTCATTCTCAACGAACCCAACCTTGTGTTTGAAAAGTTGTGTACGAATAGAAATTGGTGCTTTAATTCTCAAAGTTATTGAGGTATGTGCAAATGGAGTCCAGTGTTGGTGTTTTGCAAGATACTGAATTAACTTTGAATCTTTTGCTGAGAGATGACCAACACCATCATGATCAACTTCTTCCCAAGTGCTTTCTTTATTAAACGAAACTCTTGCTGCATTTACAATTGACAAGTCTGAACCCATATGATCAACATATTCAACAAACCCCGCATCAAGAACATTCTTTCTGTTGTTCATTTAAACTCCTTCAAAAAATCACTAGTATCACCAAGATTCTTCTTTATTTGTTCAATTGCAAATTCAATAAACTTTGGATCATCTGTGATATATTTGCAAACTTTGACAAAGTTACTCCAATCAGTTGTATCAAAATTTTCATATGACAAACTACGGGCATGATGAATAAAATTTGCAAGATAATTCTTCATTCCAAGAAGATCATCCTTTTGAGTCTTCTTCTTTTTCATCCAAATTTCTTTTGCTTCGTCCTCATTTCCAACCTTGTTAACTAGACGATTAAAACTAGACTCAGTCTTAACAAGAGTCCTGAGAAGTTCATCTAAGAACTTTTTATTATCTTCATGCCAATAGTCGAAAACAATTCCATTGTCATTCTTTGCATATGTCTTGGCATAATCAACTGCTCTATAAAATAAATCACGATCTGTCTCGCGAATATATTCACTAAACTTAAAATGAAATTCTACCATGCTGGTAAGAAGTAAAAAATCTTTCTCTGAAATCTTCATTGGCATTTTCTCCATGAATTAAATGCTAAAAGTGCAGAAGCATTTTGATGTGTGTTATTACCTATTATAACAAGTGGATCCAGATCATTCAATACCATATCATTTATATCCTTTTCTTTTATATGATCTGGATAAATGCATATTTTTTCGCCGCGGTCGATGAGTTCTCTATAAATTTTCACTATCTCTTTATTTCTTGGTTCATTGTCCAATACGAAAATCAAATCTTGAGTTGGAAATGTCTTTCTAATTTCTAGAAAATTTCCTGAACCAAGACAAGCAATTGCATTGGGTAGGAAGAGACTGTCGATTGGACCCTCCACAACAAAGATACGCTTGCTCAAATTAACAGTATTCAGTCCATAAATTAGTCTTGTTTTTTCATTTCTTTTCAGAGTTATATACTTTGGTTTTATATTTTCCAAAGATCTACCCTGAGCACCTATAAGTTGATTGTGCTCATCGTAAATTGGAATTATTATTCTTTCGTCTTCAATTAAAGAATAATCTGAATTTATATTTTTTGCATATGTACCAAATGTTTTGGTGTATTTAAATTTATCCCAGTGCTGCTTTGGTATTTTTCTAGACTGTAGAAAATGAATTGCCTTATGTGTCTCTTCTAGATCAGAAATAAATTCTGACGAATCAACAATCATACTAGTGATATTTTGTTTTTCTTCTACCACTATAGATTCATGTTTTGGTCTTTCATTTTTCTCCATAAACTTTTCAAGAGAGTATTGCTTAAAAAGAACAGGAGAAACTATTTCCAAAAATTTGTAGATGTTATGTGATGCACCACAATTATGACATTTGAAAAAGTAAGTATTTTCTGATTGAAAGAAATAACCTCTCGCTTTATTCTTGTTTACTTCAGAATCTCCACAAATTGGACATCTACAATTTGCAAGATTAATCTTCTTCCATTTGAATTTTTGAAGAGAAGAAGAAACAAGATTAATATACTTTTGATCAAGATACAGACTCATCAGAAATTCCAATTTTCAAACTTAAAGTTTTTATTTTCTTTTGGTTGTTGCTTTGGTTGCGAAGTGGGAATCACAAGCGCATCATCTTTCTTGATGTCAAACACTTTCATCTTCGCACGATTAATTCCAAGAATAAACTTTCTATTCACTGCTGTATCATTATATCGATTCTTGAGTTGCTTGACCATTATTTGGTTCATCTCTGCCAGTTCTTCGGTAGAGATCAATGCAAACATGAAATCAGCAGTAGCAGGAAGACCAAACGACTCAGATGTGTCTTCCAATCCCACATCAGAGTTTGAATATCCGGATCTTGTAGTTTGTGTTGCACTGAAAATTGGTACATTATATTCAACCGCGAGTCCACGAAGTTCTTCAGCAATAGACTTGATGTATGTATAACTGTTTATGTTATTTCCATTCTTTAAACGAGCAGATGCACATATATTCAAATAATCGATGAAGATAACATCTGGTTTAAACTTTCTCTTTAACCAAAGTTCATCAAGTAGAAATCTAAAGTGATTTACATTTGCTGTTGCGGTAGGATATTCTTTGATGATAAGTTTTCCAGTTACACCAGCACTCAGATTTTGCATTCTCTTTTCATAAACTGTCTTTGGAAGTTCCTTCAGGTTATCAAGAGTGATGTCTAATAGATTTGCATCTATTCTTTCAGCAATTCTTTCTTCTGCCATCTCACAAGTAATATACAAAACATTTGAATTTTGTTTCAGACAATTCGCGGCATGGTGGCAAAGAAATAATGACTTACCAACACCAGTTCCTGCCATGACGATATTGAGTGTCTTAGCAGGAGTTCCACCATTTGTGATTTGATTAAAGAAGTCCAAGTCAAATGGAACTTTCTTTTCAACTGTATGATAAAATTCGTAACGCTGTTCATAATCTTCAATGTAGTCATGTCCGATATGTACATCAAAGGAAACAGCAAGTGCTTTTGATAAAATATCAGGGATTGCTCCTTGACTATTTTGAGATTTTCCATCAATGATGGAAATAGATTCCATAATTGCATTATAAACTGCCTTTTCTTTGCAGAATGTTTCTGTCTCTGCAAATAACCATTCCATATCACACGATTCCTTACTGTTTGAAATTTCCTCAACAATATTGGAAACGCGCTTTAGTTCATCCTGTGTGATTGATTTATTTTTATCAAGAATAATATACAGTGCCTCTTTTGTGGGCAAGTTATTATACTTCAAAATAAAATCATGAATGCTCTCAAAAACAAATCTTACAGATCTGTCATGAAAATACTCCCTCTTGAGGAAGGGAGTAACTTTTCGTGAGTATGGTTCATTTTTGAGAAGACTGTGTAGTATTAGTTTTTCGATATCCGTCATTCTTCATCCTCAGTTTTGGTTTCTCCACCATAACTGAACTTATTATACACTGCTTTATCGATCTGGTCAAGTATGTCTTTGGTAAAATACTTTTCAGGATTATCATAGATCGTTTTTTCAAAAACTTTTGACCCATCTGACAATTCAATACGAGTAGAATTCTTCTTGAATATTCCTGCCTCTACAGCAATATCGACAAGACCATAATATGGATCAATACCCGTATCATAATTCAGACGAATATCAACCATGCTGTTTTCTTTTGTAAATCTACCCTTGTAAAGTTTAGCATGAATAATATTTCCAACAACTTCACCATCTGAATTCTTATCCTTCTTCTTTGAAAGATAAACAATCGTAGATGCTGCGTATTTAAGACCAGTACCACCACCCATTTCAGACATTGGAACATATGCACCAACTACTTGATATGTGTGATTGGTCATGATCATTGGAATCTTTGCCACTCCGAGTTTAACAGTAAGAACACGGAATGTTGACTTTACAATCTGCGCGCGAGTCATGTCGCGTGTTTCCTTTCCTTCAGCAGTGTCATTCATCTCCTTCGATGTTGACAACATGCCAAGAGAATCAAGAACAATCATTGTTGGTTTGCGACTCTCTTGTGGAAGTTCAAGTACCTTGTCAACGATTGTAATTGCTTGGTGTCTGAATTCCTCAATGGTTGCAACAGGAAAAACTGCAACACGCTTTGGATCAATACCTCGACTCTTGAACATCTCAGAAGTAACTGCTTGTTCTGAATCAAAGTAAAGAACGACTGCTTCTGGATTATCTCGTAAAAACTTTGAAACAATACCTAGTGTAAAATAGGTCTTACCTGTAGATGACTCTCCAGCAAGTGCTAGAATCTTATTGTTCGGAAGACCCGAATAAATGCTTGCACTTAGAAGTCCATTGAAAAGATAACAACCAGTGTCAACAAATCCTGCAACATCACTGCCATCCAATCCTTCAGAAACGAGAGAAGCATATTTGTTTCCTGAAGATTTAACCATAGAAGATAAAAAATCACTCATAATATTTCCTTTACCCAAATAGGGATTCTAATGTATTTTTCTTTTCAGTTGACCATCCTATAGTATCTAGGATTGTAGTCAATGGATCTATAAAAGATTTTTCAAATTGCATTTTGTAATCAATAAATTCATGCAATCCAAATTCTTTTGGTAAAATATTTGGAAAAGAAATAATTTGATCTTCACCACGAATACCACCAAGTGGATTTGGTTTCTTCAAATGAAGATACTTGATCTTATCTCCTTCAATTATTTTTTTGTACTTTTTATTAATTTTATATTTTTCGATATAGTGGTTGTAAATCAAAGAACCTTTTACAGCAATTGGTGTCGATTTCTTATAGATTGTAGCACGATCAGCATACTTATCCATACCATTTACACTACGAGGAAATGCAATTTCCTCTGGACTTAAGGAAAAGAATTGCTTTTTACATTTTTCAACAAAAGTAACCATATCACTCTCATTGCCATTCATTGTAATATGAATTGCATCTTTGAGATATTTTCTAACACATTCTGGTGTTGAACTACGAGTAGTTTCAATTCCCATAATCTTAAGTTTTGGTTCTACATATCGAACACCTTCAGAGTCCCATACATTAAGCATGTATCTTTTCTTTGCAGTCCAAATTCCCTTGTCTGCAATAACTTCTCGACCCATCTGCATCTTATTCTCATAAGCATTCATGATGGAGGCAAGTTCTTTAAACTTTTTGTCGATGAACGGCAAGATTGCGTCGATTGAAGATTTATCGATAAAATTTACAATCTTGGTTTTATCAGTCGTATTTGGCATTACTTTTTGTACAAGTGGTCCAAGATTCAAATAAACAGAGTCAGTATCAGATGCGATCACATAATCAATATCTTTAGTTCCGACAATCTTGTTTAAATAATTATTTAGTTCTTGACCAATCCATTGAATAGACAACTGACCCGACAGAGTGATTGCCTCTGCGAGTTCAGTTGAATAATATCTAAAATATTCGTTTCCAATTGCCCCGTAAGCAGAATTCAATTGAATTTTTCTTACTAACTGGAAATTATGGTATTTGGAAATTTCTAATTCATATTGTTTACGGAGAGATAGCAATTCTTCCGTAGATAACTTTGAATAATTCATAAGTCACATTGTATCAAAAATTAATGAAGAGTCAAGAGATACTTTGTTGTATTGATGATTGCTAGCATCTCATCACGAATATTTAAAAGATCAGAGTCTTTATCTTCAGACAAACTCTGTGGTAATTCATTGAGCAAAAAGTTTTCAAAATACTTCAAAACGGGCATTGGATGTGCAGCTTCATATCCGAGTAACTCAATTGTTCTATTTTGTTCAGTATCCTTACCATACTTGCCCATGTAAGTTTCAACAAAAGAGTCAATTAGTGGATCTAGTGCTTCGTATGCTTTTCCAAGTGCTTTATGTTCAGCAAAGGAAGGTGTTTGCCAGTGATGAATTCTTAATTGATTTTGAAGGGTTAAAAACTTTTCGATATGCATATTATTCTCCTATACTTTATATAGAAGACTTCCAAACACCATCTAGAATGACTCCATAATCTGGAACATCATCTGGAGATACCTTTTCTACGCTGTAACATTGACTAATTTTCATCGCAGTCCTGAGTCTATTTAATATTTCACATTCAGTAACTGCATTTGATTTCTTCTTGAATACAAGAATACCCTTACGGGGTTCTCCCGAAGGGTCTTTAATATTATCAGAAACAAAGTTTTTGGTTCCAGTTACAATTCCGTACATTAAAACCATCCCTTTTTCTTCTCAGGACAATTGAAGACGATACAAGAAGGTCGAGTCCATTCGTAGCGCATTACCCCATAGTAGTCTAGAACCACTACACGACACACATACATTGGCATGACAATTGTTCCACTCTCCCATTGCTTTTTAAAGAGATCAGACAACTTACTGATTTCTTCCTCGTCATCGCCCGTGTATTCAGAGTCGATATGGATCAGGAACTTCAGGTTGCTCATTTCTTGTTTCTTTTGTGCTTCAGTCATACCACTATCCATCCCTTCTCTTTGGTCAGGTACTTGAACAGTTCTCTTCCTACTGGGCGACTCATCGTTCTGAACTCACCTCTCCTCAATGTGATCTGTGGAAACTTCATCACATATTCATCATCTCCGTATCCTGGGATGATTGTGACTCCAACCATATCGGTATCAACATCATCAGACCAACAGAAATGGACTTCGTCAAGGGATGGGAGATGTCTCACAACACACGACTTTTCCCAATTCAATTCCAACGGAGATGTATCTGGAATGTATGGATCACCGTAGCGTTTCATCGTCTTCTCCGAACACCAATCATACCAGCAATCCCGATCAGCGCAAGTGCCGATGGTACAGGAACAACCGTGTAGTCGATGTTG